CTGTGATACTTTTTTCTCCTGTTCTCCTCTTGCAATATTTTTACTTTTTACTTTTTTTATGTCTTTTGGATCAATTTCAATTTTTGTAGTTTTCTTATCTTTTTTTGCATCCTTTATATTTAATAATATAGAGTCTGCTCTCGTAAGTTGTGATCTAAATCTTACAACATCAGATGAGTTTATTGTGCTCTGCCCTCTTCTTTCTTCTAATATTTCTTGTCTCCTTGTTCTGTCTGAATTATTAGATGCTAGAGCACCTCCAGTCAATAATAATCCTCCTAGAGCTGCGAGTGCAAGTATACCCTTCGCTTTTCCACCTCCTAACAACCCTAATCCTCCTGCAACGACTCCACTTCCTTTTGCTCCTGCACCTATAAGTCCCTTCGCAGCTAATATTCCTATTACACCTTGTGCTATCTCTGGTAAAAATGCAGCAGTCCCTAACCCTATACCCTGTGCTGCACCACCTATATCTCCTTGTGCAAGTTCATTCGCAGCAATTCCAAATGATGCTAGTCCTATAATTTTTCGTAGATCAAAAAGAGCAGCAGCTTGAAAACCTTTTTGATTATCAATATCCTTCTTCAGTAACTTTTGTTCCTGTTCAAAAAACTTACGTCTTGCTCTTATATCACTCTGTATTTCATTTTGTATAACCCTCATATTTTTGTTGAGTTGCTCCATTTCAAGAACAACTCTACCTAACCCCGTTATTCGAGGTCTTTCTGGTTTAACACTCTCCTGTGCTCTTACTAACTCTCTTTCATAGGCAGCATCCATCCTACGTTCTAAAGGAACCATAGGTGTTTGAGGTTCTACTGTTCTAGTAGGAGTTTGCATTTTGTGCCTGTTGTGCCTCTAATTTTTGTTTCTCTAGGAATTTGATGAGATACTTAACATAAACTTCTCTTTCCCAAGGTATCATTGACTCAATATCACTTAAACTCCAGTTATGATGTTGCATCAGGGCAAAGTTTGCTTCCATCATTGCATCAATACTGGTATGATATAACATTATGCGAAAAAATTTGCCAATCCCTCAACTACAACCTCTGACTCTACATTTGTATTTGGATTTGTTATTTTACCCTTATACTGTAATTTGGGCATAGTTGCAAAAAATTGCTCTATTTTTGAGAATTGACCTGAACTCAATTGCTCTATAAATGACACTAACTCTTTTTTAGTGCAATCACTTGCAGACCATGACTCCTCTTCTGTAAAAATCTGGTCAATTGAATCAGCGACTGCTTTGAATGCCTCATCAATTCTATTCTCATCAGTGCCAGCAATAGAAAAATTAGAATCCAAGAATTGTTGCATGGATGGGTATTTCATTTTTATAGAAATTCCACCACCCAAATCAATAGTGTCTGTATGTTCGTCAGGAACATCTAATTTGATGTCTGTTAATGCTATTGTAAGTGGGACTTTTGTTTCTCCATCATCTTGACAGGTTGCTAATAACTCAACAGACTCACCAACTGATTTTCCTCTTATATTCAAAAACAAATACTCTAATTCAAAACTAGGTAAATCGTCAACTTTGATACCACGAGATAAAATACATGACTTCAAGACCTCCTTTATTGTTGCAGCAATGTCTTTTTCATTACCACTCTCCATGGCGATCAAAAGTGCCTTCTCTTCTTTAACAAGAAAAGGTCTGTATTTTAATGTTTTTGATGTTGAGATAAGTTTTAATTCAAATGTAGGTGCTACGACCTTTGGTAATGGCATAGTATTCACTTCAGTACTTTATTTAGTCACCTCTCTGAACACCATTTACACTGGTGAGACCAAAGTTGCCAAATTCTTCATCATCAGTATCTAATTCACCTAAGTTTGAGTTTATAGAAGTGCGTTCTATTCTATAATTTTCGTATTTAAAAGTAACAGATGTCTTTATTAATTGTGCCGTTCCATACGCAAGGGGAGACGCAATTATGGATACAGGGAATGCTTGTTCAATTTTATAAGTTATGGTGCTCGGATCTTCTACTATACCTTTTCTTTCCAGTCTATCAAAATCCTCAAACATATGCCTATTAAAAGCAGTTATCTCAATGGGGCATTTATATTCATTGGGATATCTCATTTTTCTAAAAGAATTTAATCCATCTTCTCTTTGATTTGGAGAAATAAATTCAACCCAAGAATTAAATACATCATTTGTCATATAGTTTTGTTGAGTGTACCATGTTAGAGTTATGTCTGGAAATCTTCTAAAAGTTGCATAATGTTGAGACATGCCTTGTCTTAGTCCATCAACTGTTGATGTGTCAAGACTAGTGCCAGGTAACAATGCCTCAGAACAAAACAAAGCAAGGGTCGATCCTATTGGAGTATTGAAATGTCTAATTCTTTTTTTGATAAAATTAGTTAACTTTCCTAATGCAGCAAAATTTATAAACACATCGTAAGTATTGTTGAAGGCAGGAACATTACTACCAAATTTATGAGGTGTCCTTATCAACTCCTCAGTTGGTAAATAAAATCTTCTTGATTTTATAGCGTCTGACATACCCTCTAAATATAAAGTGCTTAGTTATATACTATGTATGTCATATAAAGGCAAGTTTAGACCAAAAAACTATAAGAAATATAAGGGCAACCCAAGTGATATTGTTTACAGGTCACTTTGGGAACTAAAATTTATGAGATATTGCGACAAAAGCAAAGACATCATAACATGGTCATCGGAAGAAATTATAATACCATACAAATCACCAATTGACAACAGACCACATAGATATTTTCCAGATTTTTATATTAAATATAAAGACTCAAGAGGAAAAATACTTGAAAAAGTAATTGAGGTTAAACCTGCAAAAGAGGTAAGAGAACCAAAAATACAAAAAACAAGAACTAAAAAGTATATTGATGAAGTGATGAAATATGCGGTGAACCATGCAAAATGGGAGGCAGCAAAAGACTTTTGTAAGGACAGAAGATGGAAGTTTCAGATACTAACGGAGAAAGAACTTGGAATTTAAGAACACGTTCCCGAAATCAACAACAACTGGCACACCAGTGCCAGGTCATTTGATGTTGTTTCAATATGGTGCAAAAACTGCGGAAAAATTGAGATATTATGATAGAAATCCTTTATGTTACATTATAGCGAGTCAAGGGAATGTATTTTGGGGTGTTAATTTACATTATTATGCACCTGATGAGCGAGAGATGATAATGGAATGGATTGATGAGGCAAATCCTTCTGAATTACCTAAGGGATACCATAAATACCTAAAATCATATGTAGATACATTATTTTTAGACATAGCAATGGAAGAATGGGAAACAGCATTTAATTTACCTATTGAAGAGTTCATCAGAGATCTCGGAAGTGTTGAGTTACCTGTTAGTAAAACGAGGGTGTGGTAATGGCAGTAAAAAAATCAATTTTACCCTCTGGTAGATTATTGGAGGTAATTCAATATGATGTTGATGTAAATAATACGAACACCCCTGTAAGAGAAGGTTTAAGTTTAGACGTAAACAATGGAGATTATTTTAAGACAAAAACCCTCAAGTATGTAAAAATAAACAGTAATGGAAGAAAAGAATGGCAAAATGCTAATTCATTAATTGCGGAGGCGGTAGAAAAAGATACAAATAACAATAGGGCAGAAGCAATAAACAAATCAGAACTAAATTTGATAAATCTAGTTGGCACAGATCATAATGAAAACAAAATTATTTCTGGTGTAAGTAGTGAAGATGATGTGCTCAAAATAACTGTTACAGCAAATGTAGAACCAATGAAATTTGATGATGAAGAGTTGAACCAATTAGATCCTGATGATCCTGAATTTGGCAACTTTGGTCTCACCAGTGTAAATGGTGTGGAAAGAGGTGACAATAAAGCGACTCAATCATTGATATATCCAAAAGACATGTCACTAAAACAGGATTATATTTACATTGAGGCATTTGAGTATAAGGCACCTCAAGCAGATAGTCTAGCAAGATATAGAACAAAAGAGAGAGAAGTTTTATCGGGTGATACTTATTGGGGATTAGGTGCTGGCTTGAAGACTAAAAAGAAAATTGTACGTTTTGATGCTCGTGATATAGACACACAAGAAAAATTTGGTTTTACCAACACTATTACTTCTGGTTTACAAAGAGGTAATAATATAGGAAAACAGAAAAAGGATGTCAAAGGAACTGTTAAATTGCCCATACCTAATTCAATAAAGTCAAGTAATGGTGTTGACTGGGGCGAAGGTAGAGCAAACGCTTTTGAGGCAGGTGCTTTTATAAACACTCAAGGTGCAATATCAAATGTTCTTTCAGGTGATAAAAATATTAGTGGTTTGATCGGATCAGGAGTTGGAGAGCTGCAAAATCTTTTTAAAGATTTACCAGAAATAGGACAAGGACAGTCTGGACAATTGTTATCATCAGTTCTTGCAAGAACTGCA